TCCATCAGAAGCTAAAGGTGGTGTAGATATATATACTGAGTTTTGTAGTAGGGATTATGAACCTGAAGATGATGAAAGAAGATTATGGAAATGGATTTATAATCCAAACTATGCAGAAGAATATGTACATTCTGAAGCTCATCCAACAACAGGAGATAAAAGATTCTTTGTTCCTATTGATGAATTAGTAAATGTAACAGAGTATCATACCAAAGATGTATCTAAAATAATAGAAGAGTTTGATGATATACCAGATCAAAATTCTGATTTACCATTAGAAGGCATGACTATTAGAGATTTTGCATCAGTTATGTGGAAAGAACCTGTAAGCCATAAAGCGTGGCTAAATAAATTAATTGAATCAATTAAAAATAAATAAATAAATGAGTATTAAATTACCTACAAAAAAAGTTAAAGCGGCTACAAAAAGCCCAAACAATTTAATTATATTTTCTAAACCAAAAGTTGGTAAGTCTTCCTTAATTGCTGAACTATCTGATTGTCTATTGTTAGATTTAGAAAACGGTTCTGATTTCTTAGATGCTGTAAAGATTAAAGCAAATACTATTGAAGATATAAAAGAAATTGGTGAAGAAATTAAAAAGGCAGGACATCCTTACAAATATGTTGCAGTTGATACGATAACAGCACTTGAAGATAAGTGTATTCCTTTTGCTGAAAAGTTATACGCAAGAAAACCTATGGGTAAAGATTGGTTTAAAAAAGATGCTAAGGGTAATCTAACAGCAGATTCAGGAAAGATGAAGTATGGAAACATATTAAACCTTCCTAATGGTGCAGGTTATGCATATTTAAGAGAAGCAATGGTTAAAAGTATAGAGTACATTAAGACCCTTGCACCTAAAGTTATATTAGTTGGTCACATAAAAGATGTAATGCTAGAAAAAGCAGGTGCAGAATTTACTTCCAGTGATCTAGATCTCACAGGTAAAATTAAAAGAATTATGACATCTCAATCTGATGCCATAGGTTATCTATATAGAAAAGGAAATAAAAATATCCTGAGCTTTGCTACAAATGATTCTGTAGCATGCGGTGCTAGACCAGAGCACTTAAGGAACAAAGAAATAGTTCTAAGTGAACTAGAAGACAATAAATTTACAACCCATTGGGATGAAATTTATATTGATTAATTAATAATTTTTTAAAAAACAAGTATGTTAAGTACAAAAGACGTAGTAGACTCACAAGGTGGGGGACAAGCAAAAACAATTACTCCTGGAGTAAACACATTAAAAATTAATGGCATTAATTTAAAAAGATATCCATTTATGGATAATGACAATGGTTACTTTTTGTTATTGAGCACAGAAACAAAACCTATTGAAGGATTTGAAGGCTTTCTAAGAGACACAGAAGATGAATCTAAAGGAAGATATGAAGGTCAGATTGGTACTGTAAAAACTAATCGTTACTATTATAAAGATGGCCAAACTAAAAGCGGCATCAAGATCAGTAGAGACATGGAGATTCTAAAGCAAATGAAAACTTTATGTAAAGCATGTGGATGTTTACCTTGGTTTGCAGAAGCTGATGGAAAGTACGCTACAATTGAAGATTTTGTAGAAGGCTTTGATACAGATAAACCTTTCAAAGATAAATGGTTTAACATAGTAGTAGCAGGTAAAGAGTTTGAAAGAAAAAACAGCAGCTACGTTGGTTATGATTTATTCTTTCCAAAAGGTAAGAAAGGTATGACTGTTATTGAATCTGCAGATGTAGAGAATAGCAATCTTATTGAATTCAACGAAGATGAGCACTGGACAAAGATCACACCTAAAGTTTTAGATGATGGATTTAGTGACGGTGATGATAAAAAAGCTCCTGAGTTTGATCTATAAAAAATATCATTAATTGTTGGGGCTCATTAGTGGGCTTCCTTGATATTCAAATTAAAGAGGGATGTAACAGTCCCTCTTTTTTATTAAACCAATTTTATGATAAGAACAACACAATTAGTATCTGATTTAAATGAAGTTCCAGAGACATGGATTTTTGAATACTATTTAAATTTAACAGAAAAGTTAGATGGTCAAGATATAAAGATGACATCAATCTTTAATTCAAAAGATAAAGAACCATCAATGTTTGTTTACTTTAAAGATAACAGATATAAGTTCAAAGATTTTTCATCAGGATTACAAGGTGATGGTATGAACTTAGTTAAAGAGATTTTTAATCTTAAGTTTGGGGAAGCAGCATTAAAAGTCATAGGTGATTACAATAATTATTTATTAGATCATAAACAGTATGACGTATCGCAATTCAAAATAAGAAACAAGTTTAAAATTAAATCTCATGTAAACAGAGAGTGGACATTGTCAGATAAAAACTATTGGAATAAATACAAAATTGGATCTAAGATTTTAGATTTATATAACGTTAAACCAATAGAGTCTTTTACTTTAGAAAAAGATAAAGATGATTGCTTTGTTATTACAGGTCTTAAAATGTATGGGTACTACAGATCCTCTGGAGAGTTGTATAAAATATACCAGCCGTTATCAGATAAAAGGTTTTTTAAAGTTGCTGATTATATTCAAGGAGTAGACCAACTAACATATAACACAAAGTATCTAGTAATATGTAGCTCTATGAAAGATCTTCTCGCCTTCCATAAGTTAGGGTTCACAAATGCAGAATGCATAGCACCGGATAGCGAGAATACAATGATTCCAAAACATGTGATTTTAAAACTACAAGAAAGTTACAATGCCATATGCACATTATTTGACAATGATGAAGCAGGCATTAAAGCTATGCTTAAATACAAAGAAAAATACAACGTGCCATTTGCACACTTAAGATTAGAGAAAGACATATCAGATTGTATAGAATCCCATGGACTACGTACAACTAGAGAACATCTTTATCCAATATTAACTAAAGCATTAACTGGTACAATAAAACATCTACCATGAAAAGTTTAAAGAATAAAATAAAGGAGGACATGTATCCTTGGAAAATAGAAATAGATGCTCCTGATCGACCAAGTAAAAAAAAGTTATTAGATTTTAATGAGAACTTGATACCAGAAGGTGCTGTAGGATTTGTTTACATAATGAACTATTTAGACACCAAAAGCGGGATAATGTACGCTTATATTGGTAAGAAAAATTTTTACAGTAAGAGAAAGAAAAAGTTTGGAAAGAAAGCGCTAGCTGCTATGACAGACAAGAGAACTAAGAAATATGAAACGGTCATTAAGTTAGACTATGAAGACTATTTCAGTAGCAACAAAGAACTAAAGCAAGCATACAAAGATGGTAAAATGATATATAGAACCGTACTTAAAATTTGTTTTAGCAAAGCATCCTTGACTTATGAAGAAACCAAAGCTCAATTTAAGCATGGGGTTTTAGAAAAGGATCATTATTTAAACGGAAATATATTAGGAAGATTTTATAAAGGAAAAATAAATTAAAAAGAAATGACTGAAAAAGAAATAACATTATTAGTAGAAGCAGGTATTGGGTATATACATGCAGAGTACATGGGTGGTGGTGACAGTGGAGCAATAGAAAACATCACTTATATATCAAACTCTTGTGAACAAATGCAGGATGGTTGGAATGAAGAAAATTTAAATATCTCAGCACATGATTATGAAGAAGTATTAAAACCAAATAAATTAGATCAACAGTTGATTGAAGACATGGCTTATAAACATTTAAATAATGTAGAAGATTGGTGGAATAATGAGGGAGGTTATGGTTGTCTAGTAATAGAAGTACCATCTTTGAAATTTAAAAATTTAAATGTCATAGAGTTTAGAGAAACTGAAAGTTACAATCATGAAGGTAATTTTGAAACAGAAGAATTATAATGGCGCATCCAAATCAACATGCAAAATCCTCAGTAAATAAATGGGGTGGAGTTATAGAAGATTACTTAGAAATACATGAATGGTTTGACGCAACTAAAGCTTGGTATGGTCATAGTAAACATAGACTGTTTAGACATCACAGTGAAGGTATCTTTGAATGCGAGAATGCATTTGGAAAAGCTTTTATTAATTCAGATGGTAAGACTGTATATACAAGATATGTTGCAGAGCAACATGTAAGAGAAGATTGCTATGGTTACATACCTACTGCAAAAGAATGGGTAGATAATATTCATGCAAGTAAACCACCAGAGTGGATGATAAGAACACAAAAATTACAAGACTAATGTTTATAACAGAAGAAAAATTAAAAAATATTTCTGACCAATTGAATGGTACACCAGAAGATAAAATGCTAGCTATAGAACTATTAACAGCTTTAATAAGCGATAAAAAATTCAGACAAGATAACCTGGCACAAACGTTATGGTTATTAAGATTTAAATCTAAGATAACCTTTGGATCTGAAGGTTCTCCATGGAATAAATCAATTGGTGAATTATTAGATGCTTTAAAACTTGATAAAGATTGTAAGAGTCCACATCTTAGAGCAAGGTATAGAGTTATAACAAGTATGAAATACAGAGATGTATTAAATTGCGGTAGTCCTAAAGGTAAAGCAATAGTACTAAAGTTTTTTGCATATAAGTTGCAAGATATTTATATAACTATTCCCAAATTAAAAACTAAAATAACATTTGAATATGACGGGATTGAATACGTATAATAAAGATGAAAGCTTGGCAAGAGCTACCAAAACGTTGATGTTAAAAGAACCTTTCTACGGATTGCTTCTTTTATCATTAATTAAACTTTGGACTAAGAAAATAAACACAGCAGCTGTTGGTGTAAAAGGAATGAACTACAATCTTTTTATTAATGATGAATTTTGGGAAAGCATTCCTGATGATCATAAAATAGGTGTATTAAAGCATGAGCTATTACATATTGGATTTTTTCATTTATGTAACTATGAAAGTTACGAAAATAAAAAAGTACTTAATGTAGCTATGGATTTAGAAGTAAATCAATATATAAACCCTGATTATCTACCACAACCTGGAGATAAGTATTACGGGTGCATGCTGCATGATTTTCAAGCTGATTATCCTAAGTTAGATTTTAGTGAGATGCAAGGTACAAAGCATTACTATAATGAACTTATGAAGGATGAAAACCTTTGTAAAAGAATTGAACAGTCTGGAACAACTCCGTTAAAGATAAACGGAAATGAAACAGGAGAGATTGATCATGATTATTCTAATCAACTTAGTGAGGCTGAACAAAAAATGCTTGAATCACAAACAGGTCATATAGTTCAACAAGTAGCAGATCAAGTTTCTAAATCTCAAGGAACAATTCCAGGAGAGTTTTCTGAAATACTTGCTAGACTAAGACAGTTAAACCCTCCTGCATTTGATTGGAAAGGTTTTATGAGAAGATTTATTGGTAAGTCTTCAAAGACTTATACTAAAAAGTCTAGGAGAAAATACAACAAAAGATCTCCTGAGTTTCCAGGCCTTAAGATTAAGAGACACAAACATATATTGGCAGGTATTGATACATCAGGATCTGTTAGTACAGGTGAATTAAAAGAGTTTCTTAATGAGTTACATCATTTAAAGAAGACAGGTGCAGATGTTACAATTGTACAGTGTGATACATCAATATCGCATATAGGAAAGTTTGATCCTAAAAAAGAGTTAGAGATACATGGCAGAGGAGGAACAAGTTTTCAACCTGTAATAGATCACTATAATGAACATATAAATAAGTACTCATGCTTGATGTACTTTACAGACGGAGAAGCATATGCCCCAGATAACGCAAAGGGACATATATTATGGGTGATATCATCAAACGGCTCAGCCTATGATGAACTCCCAGGAACAGTAATACAAATAGAAAAATAAAATGAACGAAGTAAAATTAGACTCAGGAGAAATGAAAAACTTTCTCAAACACATTATTGAGAACAACAGACACATTCAAGCGCAAGGTAAAAAACCTGTAGCTTCAGAAGTTATTGGACCATCTGGTCTTGGTAAAACTAGTGTTGCTATACAAATGGCAGAAGAGTATGATTTAGATTTGGTTAAGCTAAATCTAGCACAGATAGAAGAGTTGGGTGACCTTGTTGGGTTTCCTGTTAGACAATTTCAAATGTGTAAAGAAGGTGCAGCAAAAGAAGTTGAGCCTCAATACACAGTAGTTGAAGAAGAAAAAACACTTCCTAACGGACAAGTAATAAAAGTTAAGAAGAAAGTACCAATAAAAGCAGATAGTGCAGGGACAGATTGTATATGGGTAGATGAAAATGCTATTGATCAATACGCTAAACAAGGATATGAATTTACAGGTAGTAAGCGTATGTCCTACTGTCCACCAGAATGGATAGCAGATAAGACGAAAGGTGGTATACTAATGCTAGATGATTGGAACCGTGCAGATATGAGATTTATTCAAGCTGTTATGGAATTAGTAGATAGACAAGAATATATTTCTTGGAAGTTACCAAAAGATTGGCATATATTATTAACTGCTAATCCAGATGACGGTGAATATCTTGTTAATTCAATTGACGTTGCACAGAGAACAAGATTCGTTTCAGTATTTATGAAATGGAATCATGAACGTTGGGCAGAGTGGGCAGAAGAGAATGCTATTGATGGCAGGTGTATTAATTTTGTTTTAATGCATCCTGAAATTATTAGTGATAGAGTTAATCCAAGATCTATTACTACATTCTTTAATTGCATTAGCTCTTATAAAGTTTTTGAAGAACATTTACCAATGATACAAATGGTTGGTGAAGGATCCGTTGGTGGTGAAGTAGCAACTATGTTTACCTCATTCATTAATAATCGTTTAGATAAGCTGGTAACACCAAAAGAAATACTTTTGGATATAGATTCTGCATTACTGAAAACGAAAATGATGGATGCAATAAATGAGAACGGTGATTATAGAGCTGATATAGCAAGTATACTCACTACTAGATTCATTAATTATACTTTAAACTATGCAAGTAATAACAAGATAACTGATGCTATACTAGCTAGGATGAAATTTCTTGTTAATGACCCTGATCTATTTACTAATGATTTAAAATATCATTTTGTAAAGAAGATCATCAATGGGAATAAAGCTAAGTTTTCAAAGATGTTATTTGATTCTAAAGTTCAAGAGTATATTACGAAGTAATAAATACAATAGGTAGTTTTAGTAGGCCTAAATCACTAATTCAGGGAGGCTGTATGGCGTGCCTCCCTCTACTTTTATTTAAATTAAAAAACACATGAACAATTTAGTACTAATAAATTTTGCTGCAGAAGATAACATACATAGTTGCAAAACCATATCAACATCTATATTAAAAGGATTTACTGCAGGTGAAATAGATCTACATCATAACCTTAATAAAGAAATTGAACAGAAGGGACAAACAATTTATATTACTCCTGGTTGCGCTATACCTAGGCATAAAGTTAAATCATTAGGTTTTACAACTACAGTTAAACCTACTAAAGCAGATTGTATTGTGTTACCTGCTGATACTTATGGAGAGTCAAAACATTTTAGTTCAAATAGATTTTTACCTGTAGACGGTAAGGCACTATATGGTTTTGTTAAAGATATCTATATAGAAACAGATGAGACTGACTATTGGGATACTCATGAAGAAAACAGACAGAGAGCTCTGACTTTTATAAAAGCTTATTTAGATATGCCTTATACTATATTTGGTATTGCTCACAGTTCTTATGCGAAATATTTCTGGTATAGAAATGTTGTCTCATTAACTTTGCCTGATAGTTTGAGAAATTTTGTAGCTGCTCATAATACAATTAATGTAGATACATGGTCTGCAAGAAAATGGAGTACTCTAGATAAATATTCCAAAGGTAAAATGGAATTCATAAAACCTTTAAACAAGGAATTATTCTTAACAAATAAAGAATATTATACGGAAGATTCTTTGTTAAAGATTTCAAATTCAAATAAGATATCTATAACTAGAGATAACTATTTAGATTGGAAAAGCTTTGCAATGTCTGAAGATGAAGAGAATAAAAGTTTATTAATGGAGCTCATGACTAATTGTGATTTTGAAAGTAGCATAGCATTTCTGTACGCGCTTTTAGAAAAATATGGATATGGTCTTAGAAAGATTAAAGGTTATGATCACGTAGGATTTAGATCTTTATTAACTTACTTAGATTTAAGTAAGGCTGAATTAAGATATCTGAGTTTGGATACAATTGAAAATAAAATTAAACATAAAAACTTATGGACGGACAAGGTGGCGGCAGACTTATGGTGGGCAACGGACAATTAGATTTAGACAATTTTAAATTTAGTTACAGCAGTTTGAAAAAGCTGCTGGATACGCCTAAGATATTCTATAAAGAATATGTATTAGGAGAAAAGGAAATAAGTACTGAGAAGTACCTATTAGAAGGCAGTCTTATACATTATCTATTATTAGATAATGAAAAGTTTGATTCTAAATACATAGTGGCTAGCGATAAATTACCTAGCCCAACAAATATAGCAGTAGCAAAATATGTTTTTGAAAACAGTAGTAAGGGAAGTAGCCTTGAAGATAATGAGACTTTAATTCTTAAAAAGTTACAAGAGTTAGACAAACATCAGTCTTTAAAGGATACAAAAGATGGCGTGACAGGAGATTCAAAAAGATTGAAAAAGATAATTGAACCTAACACTGAAGAGTATTATAACTTTCTTCAGTTAAAAGGTAGTAAAGAAATTATTGATTCAGAGATGCTTGACAAATGCACTAGACGTGTGGACATAATCAAAGAAGATGTAGATACTTTAAAGCTTCTTGGTCTTGATCAATACAAAGATTTGTACCAAGATGTTAAGTGTGAGTATCCAATTGATATTAAGAATGTTAGAGGTTCTAGATTTGGTTTAAAAGGTATACTTGATAATGTAACTGTAGATAAAAATTCTAAAGTGACAATCAATGACTTTAAAACAACCAGCAAAGATCTCTCAAAATTTTCTGAGACTGTGGACTTCTATAGATATTCATTGCAAGCTGCAGTCTATGTTGAATTAGTAAGAGTAATGTTTGAAGAAGAACTTGACATTAAACTTACTTCATCTGATATAGATTTTAATTTTGTTGTGTTTGATAGGTTTGATCAGTTGTATACATTTCCTGTATCAAAAGACACATTAGACAATTGGAAAATAGAATTTGTACATGATATACTTCCTAAAGTTACTTGGCATGTTGAGTCTCAAAGATATGATTTACCTTATGAATTTGCATTAAAAAAGGTATATTTATAGTATGGTGATTAAAAGTATACAAGGAACATACATTCAGAAGAGTAGGATATTTTTATATCCTTTACTCGCAATAAGAAGAGGTGTAAGTGTAGTTCCCAAGCAAACGTTTATGTCTTGGGAAGGGACTTATAAGTTAGATGATTATAAATTAATTTGTAATTATCATATAAGAAAAGATAAAGAGTTCAAGTTATTTGAAGAAGTTAAACTATTAGGTAATAATTTATTTGATACTTATATAGAATTAGATGATGGTTCATGCGCATATGTATTTGATTTTTCAAAATATAAAAAGCAGTATGATATTATTATAGAAGGTAAGTATACAGATTTAGATAATGATTATAAGAAACAGATATTGAATTTTTTTAAGAACAATGTTAAAAATCATACAATGATTAGGAGTTATTTATATCCTTTAAACTATTACGATCAATATGCAAAGTTATATGACGTACCTGTTGATCTGTTAAAAGGTGTAAAACAGTTATGCTCTAAACCAGATTTAAAAGAAGAATCATTTAGAGTTAATGAAAAAAGTTCTATATTTGATAAAAACAAAAAGATAAACCAATGACAAAAAAAGCAACAACTTACGGAAAGAATATGCTTATGATAAGCACATATCTTGGTAAAGGAAATACATTTAAGATGATTCCTGTAACAAGTGATTGCCCGTATTCAGAAGTAATTTATGATCCTACTACTACATTGTTAGTAGTAATTAGTAAAATTCAGAAAGAAAACTTTCATATGACTGCACGGTTAGATGAAGACGGTAATCCTATGCAAGCTAAGAAGCCAAAAGCAAATGGTAAAACATACAAAGAGAAAGAAGTAATCATGAAAACTTTTCAAGAATACTATGTTCCAGAGTATGATGAGCAAGTAGCATTTATTGAATCATTTGGCGTTAATGCTGATTCCTTTAATTGGAGTAAGCATTTAAGGAACATTGACTCAGAACCTGCACTAGATTTGCTTAAGCAAGAAAAGCCAGCGATTGTAGACATGGCAGGAAAGGAAATGTAATTTATAAACATATCATATCAATGGGGACCACGTGTCCCTATTTTTATGCCTAAAAATTAAAACATGAGTCATTGGGTAATGGATTATGAAACAAATGTAAATTGTTTTCTTGGTGTTTTTGAACACTATAAAACAAATGAAGTACATGTATTTACCTGTGGCAAATTGCGTAATGACTTTGATAAGTTTATAGATTTCTTAGATGGAAATATTGAAGAACAATCTTTTCATATTTCATATAACGGCTTGGCATTTGATTCACAGATAACAGAATATATATTAGTAAACAGAGATCTAATGTATACATTAGACGGTGAGGAAATAGCAAAGTTAATTTATGCAAAAGCTCAAGACTGTATAACTAGATCTAGAAATAAAGACTTTCAAGAATGGTATGATAAAACATTAAGCATTAAACAGATTGATGTTTT